TCCGGTTATTTTTTCGTTCTGCATAACTGCTTCTTCCACCATCCTCTTCGCCTCTGTCACAATATACGCCTCATCGTAGTGTTTCCCGATCAGTTCTCTCAGTTCAGAACCATACTCCCAGGAATATTGCGTATAATGGTATCGGTCTATTGACAGTGCAATATGGATCCATTGTTTTACAGCTTCTTTTCCGCTGATCTTTCTCCCGGTAAGATTTCCGCTTTCAAAATCAACTTCGTACTCTTCCAGTTCTTTTTCTTCTTCGATTTCCGGCATCGCTTCCTCATCCTCAATGTCAAACGGAAACATTATATGCTCACCACCTTCATAAGAATTGCATAGGTATCTTCGGATACTCTGGCCATCAGAACCTTATCGCCCCGTTTCAGCTTTCCTTTCAGATCTGCGTTTACAGCCAAATCATCAGCATCCAGTTCTATTCCATCTATTTCGCAGGTTGTCCCGGATGTCATTTCGCACATCCGGATATCGGATGTTCTCTCTATTCTTCCGGCTTCTTTTCGCATAGTATTGATTATTTTTTCATATGGGTTCATCATCCCTCCTATGTAATCCAGCATTTTGAACACGGCTTGTACTTCCGTTTGCCCTTATTTGTACCTTGTGTGATCTTGATCTGCTTGATCTTCTGTACAGTCGTTTCTGTCGGAGTTTTCCCTTTGCAGGCACTACAGCTTTTCACCGAATGATATACGGTAGAATTTGCCAGATAATAACATTTTGCGGCATTTTTCAGTTCTTTCTTCTGGGAGTCTTTCGATGTGCCATCTCCGTCTTCCATGGTATTCTTCCAGGAAAGATCCAGTTTCATTGTGTGCACATTGTTTTCAAATGTGTGTGTATCCGTCTTGATATAGAACTTCCCATTCAGTCCGGTTGCCTTTTCTTTTACTGTGATACTCTTTCCGGATATTGCCCGCACATCTCCGATCGCTTCTATGCTACATTCTTTTGTTATGCCGGTAAGCTTTGCTTTTGCACTCTTTTTGGCATCCTTGCCTTTTTCCTGTTTTTCTGTTTCCTGGTACACACCATAAGTGTTGATATTCTTTTTATTTTTTACCTGCCCAACTTTCCTCATGGAATCGTTATAGATATTTACAACGTTGACCATATTGTCAAGTGTATCTGTATAGGTAGCATCCGTCACATTGATCCCCTGTGTGATCACAACACCGGAATCGGTACCTTTGACTGCCACGCTGACCTTGTTGCCTTTCATCACTGGCATATACTTTTCCCCGGTTTTGCTTTTTGCTTTCCGGTATGCTTCAACAATCATGTCGTAATAGGTCTTGTCTACAAATATCAGCTTCGGTATGCTTACTTTCGTGGATGCCAGACCACTTGTTTTTATTTGCAGATCCTTACAGATCTTTTCCGTAATCTTTTCCGGAGACAGTTTTTTGAACTTTTTTGTGGATTTGGATCGTAACAGGTGATGCATAAAATCCATCGCTGTATAAGTTGCTGTCCCAATCTCCGCCGTTTTTTCCCTCGTTGTAACTGTCCCTACAAACAGCTGTGTCGTTCCGTCATACAGATACACCAGATCACCTAATTTGATCTTAAAATCTTCCACTGTGCTGTCATATGGATTATGCAGAAGTGTAACCGTTATCTTCCTGGAACATTGTGTGTCCGTCCCACTCCATTCTACTTTTTCAAACGGAATCCATTTGTTCTTCCATCTAAAGCGGATCATGCTTTTATCACCACCTTGTATCCGATCAGTGCTTCTTTCTCTTTTTTCTTAGGATACTTTTTCTTGGCCTTTTTAATGACTGCCAGGTTCTTTTTCCGCACATCTTTCCACTTTTTTGAAGATCCGAGCTTGCTTTTTGTGAGTTTCTGCCAGGTATCCCCTTTTTTCCATTTGTGCGTTACGGTCTTAGCCTGTTTTGTCTGACGCTTTTGCACGTTTTCGCTTCCGGGCATCCGGTATTCTTTCAGAGTCATACTGTAAGCTACATCACTGTTTTTCTCCTCGTGTCCATACTGCCAGGAATCAATAGTGAAAAATCCATCAATATCCGTTCCTGTAATGATCAGGTGGACGGTTTCATTGCTTTC